TTAGCTTCTTCTCTAGATTATCTAGTCTCTGAGCGGTAGCTGTAGCTACAGGCCGGATAGCCTGGTCTAAAGCTTTCTGAGGGTCCACTAGAAGTGTCTCAGCCGTTAAAGGCGGCTGTGCCTGGGGCTGCACGACTTGGATCGGATTGGTGCGAGGAATAGCGTTGGCGAGAGCCTGGGACTGAAGGTCGATGGTCTTACGAGCTTGGCCTAGTTCGTTACCCTGACGATGTAAAACCTTTTCAAGATTTACGTGCATCTGGATAAGATCATCTACGCTCTTTCCCTTAAATCTCTCTGGAGCCCCTTTCTCGATAGTCTGCATTTCAGTGTTCGAGGGGTCCGAGAGAGCGTCTCGGTATTCCAAATCAAAATTACTAGCGTCCGAAGAGTCGATATTAGTAGTCATATAGAAGGTCTCCAATACACCTTTAGGCGAGGTGCTTTATAGGATAGTGAGAAAGGACAGAGGAGGTATTAGCTAATATTCCTTAAGATTAGGAGCCCCATCGGCTCTACCACCTTTATCGGTCCTTTTTTGCCACTGCATCTTTGTCCATTTACCGGCAGCCGTAGGGAAATCAGTGGAACTGACTCCCATGTGCCTCCAGTCAATGTGAGGTGCAGAGATTTGCCTATCGGCCGTATCCCCACAATTAGGGCATTTAGCGGTATGCTCAAAGCTGTGAATCAGCTCCTCGAATAGTATTCCGCATTTACGGCACTTAAAATCGTATAGAATTAGCTTACTCATTAGGTTGTTCCTGAGCTTTCTTAGCAGCTTCCATTGCTCTTTCTAGTTCTACAATGTAGTTATAGACGTGATTAGCCCCCTGAATGCGATATAAGGCAGTAGGGTCTATCACGTTCAAAAGCTGGTCCTTTAGATTATTTTGCTTATTCTTAATATCGTCTACGAAGTCTTTCCACCCTGGGGTGGCAAACATCTTTTCGTAGATATCAAATACGTAACTATTTTCCACTGCTAGGTCCTCTAGGTTGTGGCTTGTTCATAGCCGCATGGTGAGTAAGCAAGTTCCCGTGATGCTGTATCTGGTTCTTCTCTTGTCCAAGAGTGTGCTGGGAACCAAGGGAGAGCATATCGTGGAGATGGTCTTGCTGATGCGAGTGCATCTCGTGAGCCAGCTTGCTGGCCCCAGTAGCGGCCTCAATAGCCTGGATATGGGTCTTTATGGGTTCCATAGCAGCCTTAGTATTAAGGTCCTTAGCCTTGGCCTGGCTAACCGGAACCTCGGCTTGTAGCTTGCCTACTTCAGCCTCCAGCTTGGCAACTTCGGCCATCATACCCCTCATCTGGATCTGGGCTTGAGCTTGCTGCATCTGCTGCTGTTGAGGATTGGGTTGCATCATGCTCTCAATAGCCTGGATGAGCATGGCTCGGCTGGGTCCACTATAGTTCTCGGCAATAGCCCGGAGAACCACATAGAAAGCCGGAGATTGGGGAGGAATGATGGCTAAGAGATTGGTCATTTGAGTCTGTTCGTACTCTCTTGCCATGATGGACATACAAGAGGCGACCTGGAACTCAGTGTTCTTCTTGTACTTCTGAGGATTAAGGGTCTGGTAAGCAAGATAGCTCTTACGGACTATAGGACCAAGGAAATCCTCGTCTATAGTCTGCATAGTGAGCTTTGCTCGCTTAATCATATTACCCATAGCCATACTAGCCGCTGAAGCGGTCTGAGGGCTAGAGGACATAGAAGAGGCTGGCTGGTCAAAAGTACCAGTAGCCATAGCAATCATGTTCGCTAGATCGGAGCTGTGCTCGAACATAGCCGGGTTAAGGGACCCGAACTCAATTGGTCGTATAATCTGCTCAGGATCACCATTAGTAAGCCAGGATTTACCTGGGCGAACTTGGAAGTTCAAGTTTCTAGGCAAACGAGAAGCATCAAAGCCTACCATCGGATAGGTCATAAGAGCCATGGCGTCTATTCTAGCGCGTATTTCGGCGTCTAGAGCCAACTGGGCATTATAAGCTTTTTCTACGACGCCTCGGCCCCAAAACCTGTTCGGGACTCTATCGTGCTGGTAAGCCACGAATCCGCGATCTCCACCAGGAAACGGGTTACGCTCTTTCTTGAGTAGAGCGTTTCCGTTAGCTATAACCACTATAGCTTCTATCATCTCATCCGGCTCATCCATTGGCATCTTATCCGAGTCTTGAAGCTCGTACTCGGACATTGGGCTTATTTGGGATTCTCCTCGTTTCCCTTCGGAGTCGTTGAAGTATTTAGCCGGGACTTGTCCGTGGTACTCTGTGATGTACGTTCCATCAAGGATATTGACTTCAAGATTCTCGCCTTTTGGTCCTCGGGCAATGATGCCTGTAGCATACCCCGACGCAGATCCGATAGGGACGTTATAGTATTCTCCCGACCTTTGCTTGTTCTCGATTTCAGAGATGGGTCTAATGGTTTCATGAGCACACCCCAAAGCATCGTGAATCGTTAGAGCGGCTGTATCTACTACGAAATTGTATGGGGGAATAGCTTGCCAGTAGATGCAAGTATAGTCTTCTGAACTCTCTTGCATGGCCCCATAGCTGTTCAACTCGTACGAAGAGAGCTTCTTCTTCTCTACAATCCTCTTGGCAATACCTGTACCATAAATAGCCCCGTTTAGGTAAGTTTCGATGATGGCGTGCTGAACTTTATCTCTAGCAAAATCAGCTAAGAGAAAGTCCCTCATCTGCTCGTCTTGCTGAGTAATCTGAGGAGGTTGACCAGGGTCCTCTAGGATATCGAACCATTCCCCTCTACCGAAGGTTGCTTCAACCATCTCAGATACTGTAGCATCAACTGCTTGCTGAGTGGCGGGGGTAATGATTTTGGACCTCTCAGATTCTCTGATCTTGAGTTTTGCGTTCCACTGGCCTCGCCATAAGGCGAAGTACTGGTCCCAGAGGTCGAAATAATTGGAATCACGAGTTACTCTCCATCGAATCACCCTAGACATGATCCACGATACTAAATCACCATCGGTAGCTCTAGTCTTTAAAGACTCCGAGGCTACATTTTGCGGATCACTTGTGACATCTGAATTAATTGTCATAGTCTATTAGATGCCTACTATACTGTCTAAAATGTCAATGTTATCAATAGTACCCATATCGTATCCGTACAAGGTGTCGGCTAACTGATCCACATAGGCTAGAGCATCCAGTGAATCGTCGTGGGAGAGAGGGCTAGGGAAATCGTTACCTTGCTCAATCAGCTTCCTCTGCCAAAGATTAGCTATATCCTCTTTCTTGTTCAAGAAAAGGCGACCTTTTTCAAGACGACCTTCTAGGGCCCACCGAATCCTATCTTCTTTACCGCCTTGTTTCCTAGAACCTGGATCTAAGTCCCATACAGGGAAATATCTACTATA